AACTATTAAAACTAGCAAAAATTTCATTTGAAAAAAATGAGACTATGCATTTAGGATTAGAAAATATAGTCAAAGAATGTAATCATACTAATGAAGTAGTATTTGGTGTTATGTTGTATCAAAAAATTATGGAGAGAGAGATCAGTAGAAGAAAACTATTTACTGCTTTTGATGATTTATTTGGAAACAAATGAGTGATGTATATTTAATAAAGTCTGTCCTTGGGATGAATCTCAAGGCAGACATTAGAGATATGGATGGTAATCTTATTTCAACTGGATTTAAAACAGGTGCTCTACCTAAAGAATACAGACCTTTAACACCAAGATTACTAGATAAGAATTTCTTTACTCACTTTAATGAAGATCTCTTAAATAAAATAAGAGAATTCAGAAGGATAAATGATTAAGTATGAAGATATCTGTAAATTATGATGAAACTGATGTAGCAAAAGCATTAAACAAGATCATTAAAGATCCAAATGCAGAAGAGTTTGTCAAGTTATTTACTCCCATTATTTGTGGTAGTTCACAAACAGTAGAATATTTCTTTAAACTTATGCTTGGTAATAAACTACCTGATACTATACCTGATGGTACTCTATGTAGAATGCCTATAAGTACTATTGGTTATGGTATGGACAAAGCTCTTACTAGAGAAAAGTATGCTGATGCTGATGGTTGTATTATTGTTACTGTTAAAGATTTCAGAGGTTATCATGAGTATTCACAATATCATGTAGAATATACAGGTGTTGATGATAAAGGTAATGTTAAGAAAGATACTACATATGTAAGAGCTAATGAATTAGAAATTATTGAGGAGTTTTAAGAAGTGTATTCTGTGAATATACTTTTCCTGACCAAATGATATGGGGAGAGTAATCTCCCCTTTTCATTGTTAGCTATATATTGCTAAATATTATTAGTTTAAACAATCATTGTATTTATAAATGCTATATATTTATCTGCATATTTATTTATGCCGATAATGTTTTATCAACTCCCTAACGGGAAAGTAGTTCACCTCTCTACCGAGGAATTCCTTGATCTTACAGATGAAGATATCCAGTACCTCATGTCAATTGACTATGGTGAACACATTAGGGATCCTTTTATTGGCTCTGCTGTTGAGAAAAATACCAGAGAAAAATGTATAGACTTAGACTTCCTTCCTTTGGATGACTATGATTTAGATGATGTTATATCAGATGATCAACCATTTGATGATATCATTGATTTATCTGACAATTTGGATATGTAGTTTTAAACTACACAACTACCCTTAAAATGAGTAATTAAGGACTTAGTATCTACTCACAAATCAATTTATTTATTAATTTTTTAAAACTTTTAAAGATGAACTCTAAAGTAATCGTATTGGCTGATGAAACTACAGGAGCTGTAGTAAATGTATCAAACAATCCTGAATTCGGATATATCCGTGTTCAACAAGTAAGAACAATGATTGATGACAATGGTTTCTTACGTAGAAAACCAGTATCTGCATTAGTACCTGGTACATTAGCTGAATTAAAAGAATCTGGATTCTTTGCAGGTCAACAACTTGATGGTAAAATTATTGTAGAAGAATCATTGGAGCCATTCAATGATAAGACTCCTGAAAGAGATCTTAAAGTAGCTGGTGAAACAGGTATTGTATGTACATTAGATGGTTTACCTATCTATAGAAGAACAAAGTTTAGTTTTGATGGAAATGTATCTGATACATTAATTAAACACAACAATACTGAAGAATTACGTGCTGCATACAATGCAAGTAAATCTAAAGCAATAGAAAATGCTCGTCCATCTGATGATTTTTCAATTGGTGGATAGTATTTAGTTAGTTAAGCAAGTAGAAGGGGGCAGTAATGTCCCCTTTTATTATTTATGATTAAAATGTATAAAATGGAAAAGTTAAAACAACAGGTTAGAAATTATCAATTGCATGCAAGTAAAACTTATATGCAATATGAACAAGATAAGTATTCAACTTATCAAAACTATTTGTACAAGAGAGCATTATATGGTCTTGATGCACTTGAACAAAAAGAATTAGCTACTATGTGTAGTAAAAAGAAACAACGGATTATTAATGTTTATAAAAGAGCTCAGAATGTACTTAATGTTTTTAAACAAAAACTTACAATAGAGTACACTAATAAACTTTTTGAAACATTGTTTCCTAAAAGTAATCTTACAAAGGCTTTTTTAGAGTATACTGAAATTGATGAAAAGTTTAAGAATACTCTAACTTTTAAAGATTTAAATGTCACAAAAGATGATATTATTAGTATCTTTATAGCAGAAGGTATACTTCCTAAAAACTTTTTAAGTTTACAAGAAGCAGCAGTAAATTTACCAATGTTAAAAAATCAAAGTGTATGAAAACATTTTATGACAGAAGAGCTGGTTTAGAACCAGGTTATAAATCAAAAGTAGAAGCTCTACAAGGTAGAGTTATTTGGAAAACAAAAACTCATTGGCTTATATACATCCCTAAAGATGACTATTATAATGCCGGTTTGAGTTGGTTACACAATGAAGATAGATACCACACAACTTTAATTGGATTTATTGTTATTCCAAAAGGTGTGATAATTCACCATTGTTATCTAGCTACAGGTCTTATGGATGGTCTTAGAACTTTATTTAGAAGTGGAAAGACACCTGCGGCTACTAAAACAAAAGTAGAGTTTCCTGAAGAACTATTATGAAATTAAAAACTTGTGATGGTTGCCAAAAGGAAACCGTGATATGGAAGAACCATGAGGGATTCAAATACTGTAAATATTGTTGGAGTTGCCAAAAAGCCATTAATAGTGACAGTTCACAGAAACCAACTGATTATAAAATCCCTCAGGTTTCTTCTAAAAGAAAAAAGAAAGATCAAGAGTATCTTAAACTAAGAGAAAAACATTTATTAGTTAACAATCTCTGCCAGGTAAAGGTGGATGGATGTAGTCATATGGCTACAGACATTCATCATACCTATGCAGGGTCTAATAGAGATGCTTTTTACTTAGTTCAAAGTACTTGGTTAGCAGTTTGTAGGAATTGTCATGATTGGATTCATGCTCATCCTACAGAAGCAAGAACAATGAATTGGTTAAAATAAACTTATGACAAAAAATGAAGTTCAATTAGAAGCATTACAAGCAACTGAAGGTAAACAGAGATGTTGTGTTGTTCTTGGAACTGGTGTTGGGAAAACTCTTGTAGGTCTTACACATATTGAGAATAATACTACACCTCTAATGAAGTGTCTTATTGTGGCTCCAAAGAGATCAATCTTTCAGTCTTGGAAAGATGATGCTGTAAAGTTTGGAAAAGAACATTTATTAGATAGAATGGTATTTACCACTTATCTAAGTTTGAATAAGCATGTACCTAATGATTATGATGCTGTCTATTTGGATGAAGCTCATAGTTTGTTAGATAGTCACCGGGGGTTTCTACAGTTATATAAAGGTAAAATCCTTGGTTTAACTGGTACTCCACCAAAACGTGATTATTCAGAGAAAGGTAAGTTAGTGCAAGAATTCTGTCCAGTAGTATATACATTCAAAGCAGATGATGCTGTAGAGAATGGAATACTAAATGATTATCAAATAGTAGTACACCAATTAAATTTATCTAAAGAAAAAAATTATGTAGTAGACCAAGGTGGTAGAAAGTGGGTAACAGATGAAGAGTCTAATTACATATATTGGTCTAGAAGAATTGATGTTGGATCTGGAAACATGCATATACTTAGAGTTATGAGGATGAAAGCAATGATGGAATATCCTACTAAAGAAAAGTATACTAAAATCTTAATGAATAGTATACAGACTAAATGTATTGTATTTGCTAATACTCAAGCCCAAGCAGACAGATTATGTGAATACAGCTATCATAGTGGTAATAAAGAATCTGAAGATAATCTTGTAATGTTTAAGGAAGGAAAAATTAATAAACTTTCTACTGTACTGCAGTTAAATGAGGGTGTAAATATTCCTAATCTTAAACAAGGTATTATTATGCATGCATATGGTAATGAGAGAAAAGCAAGTCAGAGGATTGGTAGGTTACTCCGGTTAAACCCAGATGACAAAGCTATTGTACATATCTTATGTTATATGGATACAATAGATGAAAAATGGGTTAAAGAAGCTTTAGAAGGATTTGATCAGAGTAAAGTAATGTGGAAAGATTTTGGAGTTAAATTAGATTAAGACTAATATTTTTCTTATATTAGAAGTATATGGAAGATACAAAAACACATAAGTTAGTATTGCATAATGATGATGTCCATGACTTTTTATATGTAGTTGCATGTCTTATGAGGTATTGTAAACATGAACCTTTACAAGCTGAACAGTGTGCAATTATAACTCATGAAAAAGGTAAGTGTTCTGTTAAATCTGGTGATTTTCTTGAAATGTTTGAATTAAAAAATAATTTAGAAGAATTAGATTTAATAACAGAAATTGAGGAATATGAAGGTCATTTGCATTGATTCATCTAAAAAGCCTGCAAAGATTCCAGTAGAAGAATGGATAGAAGAAGGTATAGTATATACTGTAGTATCTGTTGTCAATATGGGATTACAACCAGGTAAACTGGGACTTGTACTTAAAGAAGTCCAGTTGTCTAAAAAATCATTTCCTTATGAATATTATGATGCAACTAGATTCCTTCCTATAGAAGGTTTATTTGCTGAAGTAGAAAAAGTTGAGGAAAAAGAAGCAGAACTTGATTTAGTTTAGTATGGAAGATTACACTAAAGAGGATGTGCTAAAAGCACTTGAACCTCTTGTCTACAAAACTAGAAAAAGAGTTCTTGTAGACCAAAGAAGTTATCTTATTGGAATTCTTGCTTATAAATTTATGATGTCAGAGCATGGTATTTCCAAAGCTATTGGAATGAAGAGACATAATATTAATTATAATAAAAGATTAGTATTACAGCTTCATCAAGATAAATCATATCAAGAGAATATTTATGTATATGCTCAGAGATTTCCATTTGACTTTAGTGTAATTGACATTTATGTAAAAACTGGTAGATCTGTGAGAGTAGAATTAGATTTTGATGGAAAATTCTATAAGAAACTAAAAGCAGTAGGTGCCATTCTTGGTCATAAAGATATAAGAACTACTATCAAATTATTTTTAGAAAAAAGTTTAGTATTATGGGAAAAATGAAAGAAGTCTGTATACAGATTATAGAAGCAAATGGAGGTATACCAGAAGGTATGACTATAGCAGATGTTGCTAGAATGAAAGAGTTAGAAATTTTTGAATGGAAAGAGTATGAGAGAAAACAAAAAGAAATTAGATCAATCAATTTTGAATCAGAAAATTCAGGAGAGATTAGCAAGGTGGAACAGTCTAAGAAAAAGTTCTCATCCCACTACGGAGAAGCCAGACAAGAAAAAGAGAGTGAACAATGAAGAAGGTGATTAATTTAATATTAGCAGTATTGATTACAGGATGTATCAATGCTCAGTGGAATTATAAAACTATAAATAATGGTTTTGATGATCCATTTAAAATTGCATATGTACAATCTAATGATTATGGTTTAGCAAAATTAGAAAATGTAAATAGTTCTATTGTATTTTATATACAAGATACTTACTTCTGTGATGATTATCCATCTGTAGATATTGTATTTACTATAAATGGTGTTGATAAAAAATATCATTTAACGGGAGATAAGTCAAATGATAATACAACAATATTTCTTACATGGGATTTTGAATCATTGCCGGAATTATTAAAAGATTTTAAAGCAGCTACTTTAATGAAAGTTAGAATTAATGAAAGTTATTGTACAGAAAATACATATAGTTTTAAAATGACTAATACTACATTAGCATATGACTTTATGAAAAATTAAATGAAGCATTTTCTAAAATATCTAGTGGTATGGATAAGTCAAAACTTATCCGTACCTTTCTGGATGGTTGGTCATGTACATTTGATGTCCACTATATATGAGGACATTCATGAAATAATAGCATCCTGTGGTATGAATATACTTGTTGCTATTGGTTTTATTATTGATTATTTAGAACAAAAAAAGAAGTTATGAAAGATGTTATTTTAGCACTTATGATAGGTGCAGCTTTTATGTATGAAATGTGGGTGTTTCTTAAAACAAGAGCATTTGTAAAAGTAATTTACATGTTGCCAAATGATGATGAAGATAAGAAATCAATAAAACTTGCAAGTGGTTGTTTTTCAGCAATTTATCTTGTGTGGTTAATTTTAGGCATGGCTATTAGTGGACTATGGTATGCATACTTAGGTATTTTTCTATTGTCTCTTTTACAAGCTCCTGTGGCCAAATATTTTAAGAAAAATAAGCACTGGGAAGCTTTGATATTATTTAAGAAGATAGATGGTGTAATATCTATGACTATTCTTGTATGGTTATTTGTAGCTCATTTTCATCCTGAACTACTTGGATCTTGGAAAATTAACCTTTAAATCAGAATAGAATGATAGTTTACAAATGTAATCAGTGTAGTACACTTAATGAAAAACAAACAAAGTGCTTGAGAAATGAGAACGATGTACCAGATAATTGGATAACAATGGACTTGAATTATTATAACAATAATCAGGACACTGATACTTCAGTTAGACTTATGACATCTGTATCAAGGTTAAAGCACTTCTGTTCTAAAAAATGTTTCTTAGATTATTTTTTCCATCCTGATGAAATTATGGTCAAAGCAAGAAAGAGTAAAAAAAGTATTTAACCTTTAAATCAGAATAGAATGAAACAGAAATTTTTATTTATTAAAATGCTTTGGATGGTCATTAGAAACAAAGAAAATGGATGGATGTTTTTTAGAATGACAGAACAACAACAAAAGGACTTTTTAAATGATGTTCAAGATGTAGATATTACATTTAGATATATTGGAATGGATAAAAAAGTTGTTGAAAAAATAGTAAACAGATTAGAAACCTTTAAATCAGAATAGAATGGAAAGTATATTAGTAAAAGGAATAAGATTCCATAAACTTGATTCGGATAATGAAATTGAAATTGAGAGAGATGGTTGGAGTTCATGGATTTCAATAACAGAAACCGAAATATTAGTTGAATTTTTAACAGAACAAATTGCAAAAGCACAAGAATTAACCTTTAAATCAGAATAGAATGAAAGTAATAATTGAATTTTCAGATGAAGATGCTGCATCTGATGCTCAGGTAGCATTAGAGGGTTGGAATTGGAAACATGCTATGGAGGAATTAGACCAATACTTGAGAAATGAAATTAAGTATAATGAACAACTTCCTTCTGAAGTAGAAGAAGCTTATGAAAAGTTAAGAGATAAGATCCGGGAGATTTTATCTGAGAACAGTTTACAAATAGAATAGTCATGAAAAAGCTATTTGAATTTATATATGTAGCACTAATCAGCTGTATATATAGAAATCTAGATTAATATGTCTGTAGTAGAAAAAGTTACTAGGAAGTCTATGGTTATTAGACCTTCCGGTAGAAGTACTGACTTTATTTCACCAAGTTTTGGACATGGTTGTCTTTATAATTGTAGTTACTGCTACATGAAAAGACACAAACCGGAAGGACTTTCTGTAGCTACCAATACTATGGATATCCTGACAGAGATTAATTCACATGCATACTTTGCAACAGTAGAAAAACCTAATCAAACAGGAGAGTATATTACTTATGATATTTCTTGTAATGAAGACTTTGCTCTACATGCTAAATTTCATGAATGGGAGAAGATATTTGCATTCTTCAGAGATCATCCACTTGCTATGGGTTCATTTGCTACTAAGTATGTAAATCATGATTTATTGAAGTTTAATCCAGAAGGTAAGATTAGAGTAAGATTTAGTCTTATGCCTGAGAAATGGAGAAAAGTTCTTGAACCTAATACAAGTTCTCTTGATGAAAGATTAAATGCTGTATACTTGTTTTTAAGAGCAGGATATGAAGTTCATTTGAACTTTAGTCCAGTAATAGTTCATGATAATTGGCTTATAGAATATGAGTTTTTGTTTCATATAATCAACAGACATTCTGCCTTTAATAAATGGAATACTGATAATGTAAAAGCTGAAGTAATATTCTTGACTCATAATGAGCAGAAGCATTTGTATAATTTACAGCATAGACTTTCAGGAGAAGAGCTATTGTGGGTACCTAAAATACAGGAAGGAAAAACATCACAGTATGGTGGAGAAAATATTAGATATGAGCATAATAGAAAAGCAGATTATATTAAGCAGTTTATTCATACACATGATGAGTTTATTCCTTGGAATACAATCCGTTATATTTTTTAGTTATGACACTGAGAGAAACAGAATTAATAGGTAAAAAGCTTGTAAAGTATGGATTTCATAGATCTGTAAATAATCATCATCAATATAGCTATATTACTATTAAAATGAATGTAAGTGTTGAATTTAAACTTTATTTTAGTAATGTTTGGATAGCAAATTTTACTCATGATGTAGCTCTTAACAAAAGACTTCATATTATAGAACATGCTGAAACATTTACTCCAGAATGGTTGATAGATGAACACAAAAAATTAAGAGCAATATTTAAATTTTTAGAATCATGATAAAAGCATTTAAAGACAGAAAAATTGAAAAATTGATAGAAGCTATATGTGATGAACATCATGGTGTATCAAAAGTATTAGACAGTAACATAGGTTACTTGTGGTATATGTATAGTAATGGTACTAAGAAAGGTACATTTAGACCATTTATTTTTTTAGCAGAATTAAATTTATTATTAAAAACAGGGTATGTAAAAAGAGAAGAAAAACAAAATCTTTTAGGTATGCTTCTAAGCAAAGATGAAGATAATGCTCATCTTACTGCATATTCTATACTTACATTTAGAACTAAAAGAATAGAAGAATTAGGTCTATGGACCCTTGATAATGATAATTATAAAGAGATCAATTATAACACAGATATAATTGATCCTGAAACATTTTTAACTGTTCAATTATGACATGTGTTAAATGTGGGGCTCCGGCTACCAAAAGGTATAGTCCAGATTTGGATATTAAAGGGATTGGAATGTGTGATGAGCATGAAGAAGAAATAAAACTTGATTTGCTTGTCACACAATTTGATCCAAAAGGTTGGGAAAAGTTTGAAAAAAAATATTTAAAGAATGAAAAGACTAAAAAAAATTCTTGATTTTATAGGATTTATAAATCAAGAAAAGATTAATGCCATGATTTATTGTGGTGGACTTAAATAAATGTATATGACAGAACAAGAGTTAATTGATTTAGACTTTGAAAAAGTCGAAATTACAGATCATGATAGTCAAAATGGATATGATTATTACTATTATCAAAAAGAACTTTGTAGTGGAGTAGAACTTCATAGCACTGATAATATTGATGTAGAAGATGATTATTGGGTTTTGAAATCATTTGATATTCCTGCTATAGAAATAAGGTCTATGGAACATTATAAACAGTTTCTAGAAGTGATGAATAATATAATTTGTTAAATATGCATACAGGAAAGTTTATTAAAAAGAATGGTAAATTAACATTTGCAAGTCCTCAAGATAAACTTGCATATGAAATTTTTGTAGATAAGTTAAAAGAAGGTGAGAAAGTGGATATGTTTATTGAAATATACAGCACTGATCACAGTAAAGCACAACTTGCAAAAGTACATGCTTGTATTAGAGAGTTAGCTAAAGAGTCTGGTTATACTTTTGATGAAATGAAACTGGTTATAAAAGAACATGCCGGTCTAACCGGCAAGTCATTTGGGGAGTGTAGTAAGAGTGATTTGATGTTAGCTATTGAAGCTTGTATACAAATAGGTAAAGAAAACTATAATATTAACCTTGGATAGTAGGTTCTACATAACCTTCGTCTCCTGGTTCAAGAATTTCTTTTTCTACATAAAGGTTTTCTGAAGTGGCTTTTCTTTCTATTTCAGCAACTACTAAGATAATAGTATAAAAAGTTTTTTCGTTTTCATTTAAGTCTTCATACTTTTTATTCATTATTTCTTTAACGTAGTCAAGTCCTTTATCTTCAACACCTAATTGTTTTAATAAATGAAATGATGCTGCTTTAGCCATTAAATAGAAACTTTTATTGACTTTAACATCAATTAGTACATCATCTTTTAATTCTTTTACTTTAATTGCCATAATATTAATTTTTATCAAAAATAACAAAAAAATGAATTTAGAAGAAATTAAACAAAAAATGTTTGAAAAACTTGAACCAAGTGGTTGGGATAGAATTTTTAAATCTTTTATATTTAGTTCTGAGTTTGATGATATAATCACTAAACTTTGGAATCTAAGTCAAGAAGATAAAAGATTTACTCCACCACTAAAACAAGTATTTAGGGCCTTTGAAGAATGCCCGTATGATAAACTACAAGTAGTATTTATAGGTCAGGATCCGTATCCACAGTTAGGTGTAGCAGATGGAATATCTTTTAGTTGTGGTAACACAAGTAAATTGCAACCCAGTCTTAAGTTTATCTTAGGAGAAGTAAACAGAACTGTTTACAATGGTCATCCAGTAAGTGAAGATGTAGATCTTACTAGATGGTCTAATCAAGGTATATTGATGCTTAATACAGCTCTTACAGTTGAAGTAGGTAAAATTGGTAGTCATTATGATATATGGAAACCTTTTACTGCTTATTTATTAGATTGGTTAAATAACTATAATCCGGGATTAGTATATGTATACATGGGTAAAAAAGCTGAAGAATGGTCTCAACTTACTAATGATAATAATCATAAGTTTACTGTTAAACATCCTGCTTCTGCTGCTTATAATGGGAGCAAATGGGATAGTAACAATATTTTTAATGAAGTATCTAAAGTTGTATTAGAAAATAGTGGTTATGAAATAATTTGGTAGTATGACAGAGATATTTATTAAAGTAATTGAACAAGGTTTAACACCTAATTCATTCTATATTTTGTACTGTATTAAAGAAAAAATTGTACCTCATAAGTCAGTTAATAAAGAACTTGAGTGCAAAAGACTGCAAAGTGAAGCATGGTTATCAGAAAGCTTGGAACTTACTTCAAAAAGCATTATCTTTATGTCAGAAATTGATGGATATTTTAAGAAATCAAAAAAGAAAACTTCTAAGGATTTAATGGGGCATAATTTTATGCAAAACATAGAGGCATATGTAAATATATTTCCTAATAGGAAACTGTCCTCTGGAAAATATGCAAGAGTCCCACCTAAAAATCTTGAGAATGCATTCAGATGGTTCTTTGATAACTACAATTATGATTGGGAAATTATTTTTAAAGCAACAAGAAAATATGTTAGTGAGTATGAATCTAAAGACTTTGACTACATGAGAAATTGTCAATATTTCTTGAGAAAACAAAATCTAGACAAAAGTTGGGATTCTGATCTATCTACTTATTGTGAGTATTTAAATAATAAACCCGATGATGTAGGTCCTGGATATAGTGAGTTAATTGTATAATTTTTAATTTAAGTTTATGGCAAAGTTTTTTAGTGGTACTAAACCACTTTTACCTGTCAGTGAAAGACAGGGTTTAGAAAAAGGTCTAGTTAAGATGAAAGCAAAAAGAGAAGGTAAAATTCCTGCTCTTGTTAGTGCATGGCCAAAGTTTAATGATGCTTTTTGTGATGGGTTAGAGTGGAGAACAATTACTGTAGTAGGTGCAAGACCCGGTACAGGTAAGACACTCTTTATGGAACAGTTGATTTCTGATATTATTGAGAAGAATAAGAATCAAGAATTCAGAATATTGAAGTTTCAGATGGAGATGGTTGATGAAACAAGTGCTATTAGAAAATTTAGTCTTAAAACTGGTGCTGATTACAACACTTTAATGAGTAAAGATGGAAAATTAGTTGACAAAGCATTATTTGAAAAATGTGTTGAGTATTATCACGAAACAGCAAATTCAGATATTATTAATGTCATCTATGATGTGTGTACAGTCAATGAGATGTGTGCTACAATAGAATACGAGTTAGATAGGTACAAAAAACCAGATGGTACTTATCCTAACATGCTTGTTACAATAGATCATTCAGCTCTATTTAAAAATGACAAAGGACAGAAAGACAAATTTGAAATGTTGGGTGCATTAGGTGAGGCCTTGACCTATATGAAGAAAAACTATCCAGTAGCATTTGTAGTTTTAAGTCAATTAAATAGAAATATTGATGATACAAAGAGACAAATAGAAGCAAGCTATGGTAACTATGTATTAGATTCTGATATTTATGGTTCTGATGCTTTATTACAACATGCTGATGTTGTAATTGGTATTAATAAACCTTCTATAAGGAGAATAAGGAAATATGGTCCTGAAAAGTTTATAATTGAAGATCCGGATACATTAGTATTTCATTTTTTGAAGTCACGTAATGGTCTTACAAGAATCAGTTTCTTTAAACTAGATAGAACTACTATGAGAATAGTAGAGATGCCTACTCCTGCTAGAGAAGGAATTCAAACAGTGTAAATTAATAAACATGAATAATAACAATTTAAGAAAAGAAAAAGAAAGAGAGTTCTATATGCAGCATATGGACACTTTCAAAGCAATTGGATTAGCTGATCCATTTTTTACAATTAAAACTGCTTTCTTTAAGAAAGGTAAGTTTGGTAAACAATGTCAATTCTTTGAATGGGAATTGAAAAAAGGTGATGACATTTATATTGAGTTTTATGAAAATGTCTATGAAGATGGGAAAAATACAGATATTGTTCCTACTTATGAAGAAAGACCTTTATTTAAACTTAAGTATAATCCTTTTTATCATGAAGAGTATGATGTTACTGAAACTATTGATGCTGATGGAAAAGTAGATAGAAAGTATCTTGTTTCTGTAAGTGAAATGTCAGCTGTTTTACCAACTGGTCAAGAAATTAGTTATGCTCTTTATGAAAAAAGAAAAGAAGATGCTAAGATTGAAGTACCACAATTACAGAAATCATTAGCTGTATTTCCTGATTTTGAAGAAGAGTTTGCTCCTAAAAAAGAAGTAGAACCAGAATTTGCAAATGCAGAAATTGCAGATGCTCCATTGTCTGAAATAACAATTAGAGATCTTGCTGCAATTATGTTAATGAAACCTGTAAGTGCACGTCCTTGGTTAAATGATCTGATTACACAAACAAAAAGTGAGATATGAGTATAGTACTTCCAACTAAAAAAGTAAAGGCAGAAAGAGTAAATCCTAAAAGAATTGTAATTTATTCTAAGCCTAAGACTGGTAAAACTACTGCATATGCAGGACTTGAAGACAATCTGATTTTAGATTTAGAAAATGGTACTGAGTATGTAGAAGCTTTAAAAGTAAAAATTACTAGTTTACAGGATCTTTTAGAAACAGGTAAAGCAATTAGAGAAGCAGGTAAACCTTATAAGTTTGTTACTGTAGATACTGTTACTGCATTAGAAGATATGATTATGCCACTAGCAATTAAAAAGTACCGTCAAACTCCAATGGGTAAGAACTATGATGGAGACAATGTAACTACTTTACCTAATGGTGCAGGTTATCTTTATATAAGACAAGCCTTCTTTGAAGTTTTAGATTTTATTGATACCTTAGCTCCCACAATTATTTTATCTGGTCACATTAAAGACAAGGTAGTTGATGATAAAGGTGAGATGGTTATGTCTGCAAATATTGATTTGACAGGTAAAATAAAGTCTCTAATTTGTGCTCAAGCAGATGCTATTGGGTATATGTATAGAAAAGGTAACAAAACTATTCTTAGTTTTAAAACTACAGAAGAAGTTACTTGTGGTGCAAGACCTGAGCATCTACGTAATGAAGAAATAGTAGTTACAGAGATGATTGATGGGGTGTTAAAGACCTCATGGGAAAAAGTATTCGTTTAATAATTAATAATAAAAAGAAAAGTATGGCTTTAAGTACAGAAGATCTTGGCACCGGTGGTTCCGGTTTACCAAAAACAATTAGTCCAGGTAATCATGTGTTAAAAATTAATGCAGTAGAACTGGAAGATTTTAAATTCATTGATAATGCTTATCATTTGATTTTGCATGTTGAAACAGAACCAATTACTGGTTTTGAAGGTTTTGCTCTTGATAAAGAGAATCCAGAAAAAGGTCATTTTGCTGGTCAGATTGGTAAAGTAAAAGCTAGTCAGTATGCATTTGCAGATGGTGAAACTAAAACTGGTATTAAAGTTCAGAGAGATAGATCTATTTTGATCTTTTTACAGAACTTATGCAAGACATTAGGAGTAAATGAATGGATGCAAGCTCAACACAACAAACATGATACTATTGAAGACTTTGTAGAAGCATTTAATGCAACTGCACCAATCAAAGATAAGTATCTTGAATTCTGTATTTCTGGTAAAGAATACGTTGGTAAAACAGGATATACTAACTATGATATGTGGGTTACAAAAGCAGAAAATGGTAAGTATGGTTTTGGTGAAGTTGAAGGTGGTAAAGTGGTAAAATATGATGAATCTAAACATTTAAAGAAACTTGAAACTAAAGAAGTTAAAAGTTTTGGAGATGATGATGATTTAACTGTACCAAAGAAAAATAATACTGATTTCTCTCTAGACTAATATAGTTAGGGGGAGTCAGATTGGTTCCCCCTAATTTTTTAAATTTGAGAGTATGATTTCAACTAAAGGTTTAATTTCCGATTTAAATGATATACCTAGAGAATGGGTATTTGAGCACTATCTTAAACTTACTGAAAGATTATGTGGTCAAAGTCTAAAAATCAAATCTGTATTTAGTTCTAGAGATAAAGTTCCTTCAATGTGTATTTATACAGATAACAATGGACATTATAAATTCAAAGACTTTTCTTCAGGATACGGTGGTGATGGACTTAATCTTGTAATGCATTTGTATAATTTAGATGGTAGAGGTAAAGCTTCTTTTAGAATAATGGAAGACTATGCTGTATATATTTCTAACAATACTTATGTACCTATTACATATAAACCACAGAACAAGTATGTAGTTTCTGATTATGAAATGAGACACTGGAATACATTAGATCAAGCTTATTGGAAAGGTTTTAAATTATCTTCTACTTTGCTAGAGGGTCATAATGTTTATCCACTGTCTTTTTATACTATGATCAAAGAAGATGATGAAGGACGTATACTAGATACTGTACATATCAAAGCCAATTTTATTTATGGTTATTTCAGGGAAGATGGTACATTGTATAAAATCTATACTCCAAAAAACAAAGACAACAAGTTTATTAAAGTACATGATTATATACAGGGTTCTGATCAGCTTGAGTTTAAATCTAAGTATTTGATAATTACTTCTTCTTTAAAAGACTTGATGTGTTTTAAAAGATTAGGTATCACAGGTATTGAATCTATTTCTCCAGACAGTGAGAACAGTGTAATACCAGAAAATTTTATGAAACCTATTATTTCTAAATATCAAAAAGTAATCGTTCTATTTGATAATGATGAGGCGGGACTAAAGTCTGCTCAAAAATATAAGAGTAAGTATGGTTTTGAGTATATCAACTTAGATATGTCTAAAGATTTGTCAGATTCAGTAAGAGATCATGGTGTTGAAGCTGTGAGAGATATATTATTTCCATTATTAAAACAAGCATTATGAGTTGGTTATATCAAGGAAGACCTTTTAATGATAGCATGATTCCAGAAGGTGCGGTAGGATTTGTGTATGAGATGGAAGCTATTATTAATGGAAAATCTGTAAGATATGTAGGTAAAAAGAACTTTTATTCAGTTACAAAGAAGAAGTTTGGTAAAAAGGCTGTTGCTAAAATGACAGACAAAAGAAACAAAAAATATGAGACTGTTT